GAAAAACAAAATTTAAAACATGGAGAACGAAAAATTTGCCATGGCAAAACTTGTTGTTTTTTTAAACAGCAGTCTGACCTTTAAACTCTAAGCTAATCTTACCATCACTGGATAGCTCAACGTCATATTGATTTGTTAATGCACAACCAACAAATGTCCTCGTTACTGATTTACCTGTGATTGTATCTTTTCCAGTCAATGTAATTGTGTTTTTATTGAAGTTGTTTTTCCAACCTCTGATTGCTTCAATATTCTCTACAGTCGGCAGCATGTCAAAATTAACCATGCTTATTTTCTGTTCGATATTGTCGCAATAAACTTGAATAACATTCCCCCCGCCAGTCGATTGAACTTTTAAATCCTGCTCACCAAGTCCCTCTTGAAACTTAACAGTATTTGCAGCTACAGGGATTGGGTTGTTATTTATGTTTACGCTTGGGTTATTAATTATCGTTGGCATTGAATCACCTCGTCAAATTGTTAAATGTCAAATTCAAGTTGGAAAGTGCTAACAATATTTCGCAACTGTGTAACAATCGGTACACTTTGCAACACTTTCGCTTTACCTGTTGCTAAATCTACGGTCACGCTTAAATTTGTCTTATAAAACGCAAGCGCTGCTTCACCTGCTTGCGTCAATACGTATTCTTGACCGCTTAGCGTTGTATAGTAACCTACAAATTTTGCGCTTATTGACTCAACGTTATTAATATTTCTAAACGGTATTAAGTCGCCATTAGTTAAACGTGATTGAGCAAAGTCTGATTTTGCATTGTTAAACATAAATTCACGTGCGTTGCTTGACGTGTCAACATAGTTTAAATATTTGAAGCTCACATCTGGATTTCCTGCGTTGTCTGTTTTATATGTAGTTACAACTTCGCCTAGTATTACAGCGTTATCAGCAACATTATTACCAAAAACTGTTACGCCTGAATCATTCAACTGCGATATTTGCGAGTCTGTAAAACCTAGAGAACTATCCGTTACAACCATGTTAGGTAGTGGCGTATTGAAGTATGGCAAGCTAGAAAGTGCTGCACCTCCAAATGCATCTAACGCACCACCTGAGCCGATAACGTATCTAGAAATATCTGCGTCTTCTGTTAATCGTAATGCTCTAATTGCAGCAAACATAGAGGACTTAATATAATCAGCCTCAACAAAAGAAGAACCTTTTTGCAAGTCTGTACTAACTAATGCATCGCCAATTATAACCAACGATTGGCTATTGTGTGCGTTTCCAATCGTCTCAAGATTCGTTAAGTTATCAGTAGCGGTTACTACTGCAACACCATCAAGAACATTGTTAGTTACATTAAAACGTGGATCTAAAAAGTCTTTTAAATAAGTTACACCGTACGCAAATGGGCTTACCGTCGATTGCTCTCTAATGTTTCCGATAACATTGAAAACGTTAGTTGTTACTGGGTCTGTAGCACCACCTGAAAATAGTGTTGTGGTTACTGTTACGCCTGCGACTGAACCATCTATTTTTGACGTAAAGCTATTTGCTTCTGTGCCGCCATTTTCTGCTGTTAATGTAACAACACCCGCAACATTTGAAGCAGCTACAGGAATATTGGTGCTTGCTGTAACTGCAGTTACAAGCTTATCTGCAATCGTTGTTGCTGTGTCTGCTGTCGTAATAGCAATTTTGAAAGTATAATCTTTCTCAGAAACAACAGAAACGTTAATCGTTCCCGCTGCTGTCGGTGTTCCTGCAAAAGTGATTGTAGCTGTTGCTTTAACCGCAGCACCTGCATCGTCTAATGCGATTGCGTCAAAAAAAGTAACACCGTTTTCTTTTCTTGCAGCACGCAACATACCCGCAAGCATAGACTTTGATCCAAAAAGAGTATCCCAACTATTGTCATTCTGGATATTTTTAATTAATGCGCCCGCTGTTGCTGTACCTGCTGCTAACTTTTGACCAACAAACAATAACCGCTGCGGTTTGTTGCTTATCGTTGTCTTAGCAGGAACTATGCTTATTGATACTTGAGGTCTTGAAATCGTAGTCATCTAATAACTCCTTGGCTTTTAACTGCTAATAGTGTAGCAAATAATCATAACAAAACATAAAATTACAACGGTTTATCATCTAAATTTATTAAATCACTCGTTAAATTCTCACCAAAACTATTTAAAATTCGCATGTCTAAGTCTCTAAATGCACGTGTTGAACCAAAGTTTCCAACGTCTGAGCTTGTTATCTGAGATACTTGCTGCCATTTGTATTGATGTACATAATATGCTTCACTATAAGCGACTATTCCATCGCCAACTGGCACAACATTGCTTACAGGGGTTGACGCAGCTAGTCCATTGTTAAATTTTGCGTTTATTAATGTCTTATAAAGTGCTGAGCGCAAAACTTCTGCTTTATCTCTTGCGTCTCGTCCAGTTATTTTATCGCTAGATGGGATAAAAACGTAAGTTGTAAACTCTGATATCTGCTCAATGTTCCAAGAATTTTGATTGCCTTGATTCTGTAAACTATCAAGTGGAACACCGCGGCTTTTACCCATTGCAACGTCATCAAGTACAACAAACAGCCAAGGCTCAATTGGAGTTTGTGACTCGTACGCATCTGTTAAGCGCTCTATGTTAGTCGCACCTGATACGTTCACACCCGAGTTAACTGCTAGGTTTGAAGCATCAATGTTGGTAAACGTATTTCCAGTTACAGTAACTCGTATTTCTGTCGTGCTTAATACTGTGACGCTATGAACGCCATTAATTAAATTATTTTCTATGTTTTCTAATAAGTAAACAGTACCAAAAGGTGGTGTTTGTGTGCTTAGCGTGTACGTGTACGTAAATGTTTTGCGATTTGGTACCATTAACAAAGTGAAAGTGCCATTGACTGCGCTCACTGTGCTATTTGCAAGCGTGATTGTCGATTGCCATTTCTCTGTCAAATCGTGATCTGTCAATGTCGTTGCTGTCACTGTGTTATCAGCGTTAAAAGTTAGCGTGTCAATCTCAGTATTAACAAGCACGTTACTGATTGTTATCTGGTCGCCAGTTGTTAAGTTGTGCGCTGCTGTGAATGTAATGTCTACATCGTTCCCAACGATAGCAACGCTCTGTACTGGTAAAGTACTACTAAAAAGCGATGAGTAACGCGGTAAATAATTTGCTATGTGTTTAATTATATCTGAACAAAGCACGTCATCGCCTTAAGTAATCTTTTAAAAAATCTTCAATATCGACATTATACACTATCTGGCTAAAAATAGCATTTCCTGCTACCTCTCCATAGCGCGTTAATAGTATTTTTTTCAATCTCATTGCTACCAACTTGTCATGCGCTTAATTCCTTAAAAGTAAGCAGTTTATTGCGATAGTATTCATATTGCTGCCTACGTGCTTTGATTTCAGCAGGTAAACCACTGGATAGGTCATTAACTAAGGCATCGAATTTGTCGAGGATAGATGCTATGTGTGTTTGTTCATCGAGAGGTGGTAAGGGTATTTGGAAATTTAAAAACATGGGCTTACGAAGAGAAGTAACTGATGAACTTACGGATGCTTTTTGGACGTATAAGTAAAAATAGGCTGAGATGTAATGATATAGAAATCTCGAATTCATAACCTCGCTAGGTACGATACGATAAGCTCTCTGATGCAGAGCATATTTACCTTGAGCATAATGATAAACTTTCCCTACACCAACACCATCTCCAGCAGTGATGATTGAAGTTTCATCAAAGTCAAATACGTTCAGTCTTAATGGATCACGCCCACGAGCATAAAAAATATAATCACCATCCTCTATAGCGTCTTTAGTATCATGAGACCCTGTACCAATTATTGCAACATCTCCCAAAGATTTCCATTCAACGTCCTTCTCATCAAACCCCAACAACTCATCCCGATAATACTGATACTGTTTTTTTCTAGCCTCAAGTTCAGCCTCAAGTTCAGCCTCAAGTTCAGTAAATGCGTCAAGGATTTTGACGATTTCTTGTTGGACTGGTAGGGGTGGGATGGGGATTTTGAAACTTTTAAACCCAATCATATCTACAGATGGAAAGCTCGATGTTTTTGTATTTTTAATGCACCACTCAGAAAGCATATAAACGTAATAAAAAATAAATTTCATGTCTATGGATGTCTTAAATTCATCTTTTAATGAGAGAGAAGTGAACCGTTGATTAGATAAATGTGGCACTGTGATTAGAGCATGTTCGCCAATTGTTGCTGTAGTTGCAATAAGGATAGAATTAGCAGGGAATAGTTTACCTCCCTTAACAGCATCACTGGT